TGCGAGCACAAGTGGTAACAAATATTTAGAAAGCTGCAACTTAGGCTCCTAGCACATGTAGTGCATGGTTATAGTGTTTGATGCGGTCGTCTAGGCCAATAGTGCCGCCGTTGATACGCTTGGTTAGTGTAAGGATATCGCCTTTGTCCGCCCACTGATTGAGTTTGTTTGTTTCCCAAAACCAGCAAGCACTTTGCGCAGCACCTTCAAATGTTTCCAAGTACTCGGCTGCTTCCTCTACACTAATTTCCAGCGATGCTGCAAACCAAGTGTAGTTGTCTTTGCCGGTTAGCTGAATTAAACCTTTGCCTGCAAAACGCCAGCCATCGCCAGATTCTGGTGGCCCATTGCCCATGCGGTTTGCGTATACTAAGTTAGCAATTGCCTGCTGCTTGTTGGGTAGACTTGCATAGCGTTGTGCTAGTTCATCTGTGGGAAAATACTTGGGAAAAATCTTACGCAGTGTTTGCCAACGATAGTTTAAATTTTCGCGCAGTGCGGTAAAGTTCCCGGACTCGTGTGCACACTGTGCAACAAAAGCAGCAATACGTTGTGGCGTATTGATCTCGTAGTCTGGTAGTAGCTGTGCAAGGGCACCGTGCCACTGACGAACATACGGATTACGTGGAATAAGTTGCTGCAGTTGCTGTAGCGTTAGTTCAGTCATTTCAATCCTTTGTGTATAACTTGCTGCTCGGTGTACCAACGCTGCCAAGCTTCTAGTTTAATAGCACACGTATAGTACTCTGTGTAATTTTTTACCACCGTGTTGGCAACATCAGACAGCTTGGCATCAGGCTGTAATTTTTCCAGCAGCGGGCAAGGTTGTTGTGCTAACACACCTGGTGGTTCTGGCCATGATTGTGTAACAGGCACCACAGTTGTACACCCTGCTAGTAATATGGTAGTTAGTAGTAAACCTAATTTCATGGTGGTGTTTCTGCTGCACGATTGTGTGCATTAATAAATTCTGGTGGGATCACACAACCGGCGTTGTGTTTGACGACTTCGCGTGTGATGTATTCCACAGTGGCTTCGCCTCGTTGCTTGACAACTTGAGTTTTGGTAACTACGCGTTCTTTTATAACTTCATTTACCACCTGCGACTTTGCTTCGGCTATGGCAACTTTGGCTTGTAATTCTTGAGCCGCCTGCTGCCATACGCCATTGGCGTATAAGAGTCCTAGTATAAAAATTACTACAGCTACCGTCGTACCGCCTGCAATTTTAATTGGCAATTGGTAAGTTTTTAATGGAACCAGGTGGGATAAGAAATAGCTGAATAAACCAGCTGTTAATAACACCCACCAGATCCAGTCTGGAAAAATTTCTAGTATCCAAAACATGTGCTTTTAAATTATTGTGGTGGTGTAGGCCACACCACTGTTTGTGGAAAAGTTGACTGCTTGGTTATATCACGCAGTGCTTGTCGATAAGTAACCCACTCTTGTAAGTTAGGTAAGTTTACGTCAGGTAGTTGTGTCCAGTCAGATTCTTTTAGTCTATAGTTTCTAACAATCTTTAACATATCTCCATGAGATAGTGCAGTACCAGGTTCATTTTCTAGAACCTTACGTATTTCTGCTTGTTCTGTTTTTGTGATTTGCATAAGAATTCCTTATAGTTTGATGTATGGGTACAGTGTGCTGGCATTAGCAGTAATAGGTGCTAAACTAGGTAGTTGCCTTAGTTGAGGGTCAAGTGGAACAGGCACACCCTCTAAAGCTATTTTTGCTGCGGCTACACTGCCACTATACGTTTGATTATTGTAGGCAGTATTAAATTTGTAGTATGTGTATGCGGTTGTATTTGTAACAATAACAGGAGTTGCAATACTTTGCTGTGCTAGTATTCCTCCCGAGTTACTCCAAATACTTGTATAGGTAATACCGTCATTAGAACCAAGAAATTGTGTAGGCCCAAAATCAAACGTAAGACCGTTGTGAGAAGATAGTGCAAATTTATTGATTACCACAGGTCTATGAAACTTATATCCCCAAACAGAATTTCCTGGCTCATAGTAAGCAGATTGCCAGTAACTTCCAGAAGTACTTAATAATGCCCCACTACCTTTAGAATAAGTTACCCCGTTTATATCTTGCGGGAAACCACTAATATCACTGGAAGCAAAGGACTGTCCAAGACCGTACCCATAATTTGTTCCACCGCCTTGCATAACGGAAAAATCTCCAATACCGCCAGCAAATCCTGAAGGTATAGGCAAATCTTGTAATTCAGGATACTGTTCTAGGGAAATAAAAATGCCGTTTGCAGGCAACCAACCTTCGGGCGCAGTGGATTGAAGTAGCCACTGTATTCTGTTAGCCAAACCCAATGAACTTCCAGGCAGCCCTTTTGTACCCACAAATGCCGTATTTAAAGCAAACCAAGGAAACCCTTGGTTACCAAACTTTAAATTTCTTGTACTAGTATCATAGGCAATTTCTCCAGCTGCTAGCACTGGATTTTGGTTTACCCATTGAGCAGTGGTGCCTCTTTTTAAATAAACAGATGTAGCCATTTTAAGTCTTTATATATGGGTATAGGCTGAGTAGCCCAGCAGATTTCACAGGAAGTGTTGGAAGTATTTTGAAGCCACCAGGAGCCGCTATAGTTTGTTGAAATAGCAAACGCGATATACCAACGTCTACAGTGTAACCGTCTGCGTGTGAAACAATTAGTGTATAATTTTGTCTTGCCAAAGTATTATTTAAATTATACCAGTTGGGAACAAAACTTTTGGTATCATTTGAATATGTATTTACTCCGCCAATTTGCAAAAAGTCGTTGGCCAAGTTAGGTGTTTGTGCAATTATGTCACTGCCACTCATTAACTTCCAGTAGTCCAACGTAACCCCATAACCTACAGCCAACGTTGTTAAGGCTGATAACACAACAGGCTGATCAAACCCAAAACTAAATGCTGTAAACTGCTCCCCATTTTGAACATAAGTACTTAAATACTCGCCTGAGTTGTATAAATTACTGTCAGTGTACGGACTAAATATTGCAAGGTTTGGAATCCAGTAAGGCGTATAAGCCCCTTCTGTACTTATACTTGTAGGAGTTGCAAGCTGTGTACTAGTATTTTGTAATAAGTAAGCTAACCCTGGGTAGGTAGCCTCAGAAATAAAACTACCGTCTGCACGTAACCATCCGGCGGGGGCCGTGGCTGTGGGGAAATATGCAAGTGTTCCCACAATACTGTTAGGCGCTCCGGCAATCCCTGGTGGTCCCAAAGTGCCTGCATACGGCAGCAAGTTCCAAGGCGTAGCACCGTCTCCAATTTTTATTTTACGAGTATTTGTTTCTGCGGTTAGCTCGCTGGAAGCTAGTACAGGATTTTGTGCAGCCCAATTACTAGCAGAGTCTCGTCTTAATTGTATATTAATTGTCATAAGTTAACTCTTTATATATGGGTAAAACGTTGTACTACCAGAAACGATTGGATCTAAAGCAGGTAAAACTCGCAGTGTGGTGTCGGGTGCAACAACAGGACCACCCATAGCTGCCTCAGATAAGTTAACGTGCCCATAACCGTAGTTACTTTGTGTAAATTGCCACCTGTAGTACTTATATCCAGTAGTGTTGCTAAAAGAAAAATTAGCCATATCGCTGGTATTTATATTTCCAGTATATAAGGTAGTATTTATGGTTCTTGTGGTACCGTAGTCAATTGTTTGTAATACTGTCCAGTCAGTATCGTTATTGGACCCTTGAAATGTCCAGACGGTAGGGCTCCAATCACCATCTGGATTATCTGCTAACCAGTAAGCATCAATCACTATAGGTATTGGAAATGTAAATTTTAACCACGCATTTACAGAGGAGTTGTACGGGCTAAACCAAACGTTACGTGGGTAACTTCCGCCTACACCTAGACCATCATCAACGTTTGTTACACTGGCCCAACTATCAATACTTCCTACACCGTTTGCAGAAACCAAAATGTTTTGGGAAGCCCCTGTGCCATACTGTGCCCCTACTCCTCCACTAAATCCAGGCTTTGGAGGTAGCAATGACTGTATTGCGGGAATTGTTGAGCTGGTTACATAACTTCCGTTGCAAGGCAACCACCCTGCAGGAGTCACAGCTGTTGGAGCATAAGTTATTGCTCCCGAAGTTTCTGGCACATTTGAAGCTGTGCCAGTGGGGCCTTGGTTGCCAGCATACTGTAGGCTTGTCCAGGTGCTAGTACCGTCGCCTAATTTAAACTTGCCGGTGTTTAGCTCAATGCCAGGCTCACCATCAAGCAGCACTGGGTTGACCTGTGCCCACTGTGAGCTTGAGCCTCTTCTAAATTGTATTACTGTTGACATTAGGCACTTCCTCCATCTATGGGTGATACGCCTGTATACACACTGTCTGGAAACCCGCCGTCTATGTTTACAGCACCACCGCCGCCACCGCCACCTGCAATAACAATGTCTCCACTACCCAGCAGCGAAGTTCCATTTACTGTTTTGATCGTGGTGCCAGACACCAGCGCAGCCTGCGCGCCAATATCTTGAGCATTTAGTTGCCCATCGGCCAGCGCACCACCATCGGACACTAAGCCGCTTAGAGTTCTTGATTTTGACATAAGTGTCCCTTTGAATTTGAATTATTGTGTACTAGTTAAGTAATATTTATACTTAAATTTTTGTTACTGTACAGAACCCATGGCCTTGTCTATAGCCGTTAGTAGTAAGGGCACTAATTCCATAGCTACCACCGCCACCACCTATATTAGGTGATTGATCTTGGTTACTGCCGCCACCACCCGAATATCCGCCGCCACCACCGCCACCGCCGGTATTACCGTGAGTTCCGCCGCCACCGCCAAAACCACCTGTTGCAATTGTTGCAGTATTTCCACCCTGTAGTGGAGATGAGGTATCTCTCCATCCATATCCCAAACCAGAGTAACCATATCCAGAAGCATTAACTGCTTGAGTGCCATTGCTGGTAAATCCGCCTCCGCCTCCGCCCCAACCATTGTTTGAACCAGTTCCGCCGGAACCATTGGTTCCTCCTGTTCCACTAGCGCACAACGAATTTGCACCTGAGGTAACGTTTCTACCGTCTCCGACAGCCATACCACTGCCTATATTTGCGTCTAATGTGCCCCCGCCACCGCCGGCAACACATATCGCTGTTGCAGTAGTTGTTGCTGGATCCCCTTGCACAAACCAAGTTGCCCCACCGCCACCGCCTGAGTTGTTTCTACCGCCCTGTTGTCCAACGGCAATTGTATATACTACACCTTGTGTTAATGTAACTGTTACTTGTACATCAATACCTCTACCATAGTCATTGCTACCAGCTACTCCACCCTGGGCTCCAGCACAACGAACAACATATGTTCCAGTTGCTGGACAAGTCCATCTTTGAAATCCCGGTCTTACTACATTAAAATAAGCTGTATTAGACAGCCAAGTATTTGCACCTGTATTATATGCAGCCAAACAACTACTCAATGAAGGGCCAGTAACTCCGCCGGTATTGGCATTTGTAAAAGTAAATGAGGTAAATGCATATAAAGCATTAGACTTCCCCCAACCATCACTCATTGCAATGATTCCGCTTGCTTTACCGAATAAACTGCGAACATTGGTTTGATTTAGGGAAATTGTAGTAGTTGTAGCTATACCAAGTTCGGTATTAACTTGGCTTAGCGAAATCGCTCCAGAACTTGGTAGTGGCATAGATTACTCCTGTTGAGCTATTGCCCAAGGCATTGGTGTTGGCTCTAGAGCAGCTTGGGCAGTTTGGCGGTCTAATACAAGTTGAATGTGATATTTGATGCCTGGCAGTCTAATATCGTGTGTTTCAATCCATGCAACTACCTCGGCTTCGGTTAATTGATCAAGTGGAATAAAGTCAGCGGTATCAGGGTCTGGCACTGTGGTAGTTTGGGATAGTGAAAATACTTGTCCCGCTTCTGTGCCGGTGATTGTCCAGTCTACCTGCTTTACTACACCGGGCACGCCTGCTACGGTTTGGGTTCGTAGGCCTGTGATACGGATTGCAAAGTCAGCAGTAAAGTTTTGTGGCTGCTCAGCTGCTGGAATAGTTGTTGGTTCTGTCATATTAATCCTTGTTGAGGATGGAGTTGATTAGGGCTTCAAGGCGCTCGATACGCACACGAAGTTCGCAATTGTCTTTGGCAAGTTCAACAGCACTTGCAAGTGCTGCACCGCCATAGTTAACGGATAGTGTTTGCATATCATCTTTGGCTGTTGTAATTGCTTGTGGTAGTAGTTCTTGGAAAGACTGTGCGCTTACACCAACTTGTGTACCGTTTTCTGTGTCTATACGGTCATAGATACCAACTTTGACTTTAGCAAGACGACTAACATAATTATCCGGCATATCACGCCAGTTAGTTTTTAGTCGCTCGTCAGAGTATGCTGTGATGTTACCGCTGGCAACAATGCTGTTAGAGATAGCACAACGGAAACCGCCGGCGTTGATGATCAACATTCCATGATCTGTTAGATTGCCTGCAGCACCTCCAGCATTAGGATGTGACCATGCTATACCATACATGTTAGCAAGACTAGCCCCATCAGCGGCCATCTTGTAGGCATCGCCCATAGCATACACACCTTGATAACGTGTAGACGCATACGTACCCACAACGGTATTACCATAGTTGTCGTCAATATAAAAGTTGCCGTTGGCTCGGTTTGAGCGACCCGAAAGTGCCACATAAGCTGGTGCATGGTAGCTGTCATTTAAGAAACCACGAAGCGACCAGTACCCGCTTACATCCGCACTCCAGTGGGTTTGTATATTATAGCCACTGTCATCGTCGGTTCTGTATAGTTTTGTAACACCAGGGCGATTAGCGCTTACACGAGCAGGTGCGTAGCTTGAGAAGTTGCTTGACGAAAGAATTGTTTGCCAACTGTTCCAAGTGCTGTTGATACCGTTGCGCAGTAACAACTGTGGTGGGCCTGAAGCGTTGACCCCACTTTGGTTAGCAAACGCAAGTTGGTAAGATGAGTCTCCAGTACTTGCTGATGTTCCGTCCCAAGGTGCGTAGGTCATTACCCCCGCATAGTTGCCACTTGCACCAGACACACTTCCGGCAGTCGCAAAATCAAATCTAACCGATCTTGGGTTTGATGTAGGCAGTTTATTTCCTGCAGTCCGATCGCCGTCTGGAGAAGATACAAACGTTGATGTTGTGGCTGTTGTGGCATTGCCGCTTAATGCACCACTAAATATAGGTGCTGTAACTGTGCCTGCGGCAGTAAGATTTCCGTTTTGCGCAAATTGAAACTGCGAACTAGCAAGCGTAGTGTTTCCAAAATGCATACCAATAGTGTCGGTACCGCCTTGAAAGTAGCTTATACCATAAGTATCTGAGTTAGCAAAACTCCAAATTCTATTTCGTCCCGCAGAAAAAGTGGCACTTTGAAAACCTGCCTGACTGGCAATTACCACTTGGCCAAAGGTAGAGTATTCACCGTAATTATCACTAGCAAGCAAAGTTTTCCATGCTGTCCAGGCATTACCACTAGAAACACTATAATTTCCGAAACGTACTTGAAGACCCGTGCCCCCATTTGCTGGGCCATATGGTGTGTATAGTTGCAGTGAACCCCCGCCACCACTATAAGTTCTCATGGTCATTACAGAGCCGTAATTTTGCCACGCCCCCTCACCTGCATTAGGGCCTACAAATGCACACTGTATACCTAAGTTGTAGCTATTTGGTAGGGTACTTTGAGACCAAACGTAATTGCCAAGAGCAGAAAGTAGTGGCGCTGATGCAGCACTTCCGGTTGTATTTTGGTTAAACGTTGGCCATGTTTGACCAGCGGCGAAACTAATTGCGCCAGTCATTGTACCACCACCCAACGGTAATGCGTAACTGTTATAATTGCCTGCGTGCAATACTTGATTGCCGCCCTGCTGAAGTGCAACAAGTGAGTTGACTGCAGCTTCATCAACCGTAAGGCCGGTTACCCAAGAAATGCCAGCACCGCTAGCGGCGGTTCTGAACTCGTGACGACCATTACCAAGATGCTGAATATAAGCAAACTTCTTTTTAGTAGAATCATCTTCGGTCCAGCTGCCATTCCAAAGTGCGTTTGATGTAAAGTTTAGTCCGTTGGCGTCGGAACCTTGGCGAGCTTTGGCGGTTGTACCGGTTGTTTCAAGAGTCCATTTTGCCCAAGATGCAACACTAACGGTTGAAGCACCAGTTAATGTGCCGCCAGTCAGTGAAAGCTTACTGGCGATATTACTAGTAACAGTTGTTGCAAAATTAGGATCGTCACCTAGGGCTGCAGCCAGTTCGTTTAGTGTATCTAGTGCCGCAGGCGAGCTATCAACAAGCGCACTTATACTAGCATTTACAGCCGATTGTGAAACAGGAGTAAACCCCAGCGCAGTTGTAACATCACTGCTGGCTAGTGTAACCGCACCTGTGCGGGTATTAAAGCTGGTTACTCCGCCGTCAATTTGTATGTTGCCGCTACCCAGCACACTAGTACCATTAATGGTTTTAATGCTTGTGCCACTTACCAGTGTGGTTTGTGTGCCCGGAAACGTTTGGCCTGCTGCAAAAGCAATCACCCCGGTCATTGTGCCACCACTTAGTGGTAGTTTAGTGCTGTCTTGGACTGTGTAAGTAGTAGTGGCAACAATTTCCACCAAGTCGTTTACAGTAGCACTAAGCGTTAGCACAATTGAACTACCGTTAGTAGCCGTATAATCAACTCCAGAACTTAGTCGTAATCCGTTTAGATATACATCAACATAGGGTGCTGTATAGCTTGCCAAAAATGTAGTTTGTGCTGCAGTAGCTGTATAACTATAACGGTTTTGCAATGATGGGCCAACCCCGCCAGCACCACCGCCACCAATAGTGCCAATGGTATTATCGGATTTTTTAAAAAACAGTTTGCTGTCTGCGTAGTTAAGTGCTAGTTCACCATAATCTAGATCACCTGGTAGTGGAACCTTGTCCACTACCGAAGATTTTTTAAGTATAATTTTCGACATTTTTGGCCCTAAAAAGGAGTGTGGAGGCTATAGAGCCTCCAATATTAATATGTTCCGCCGTCCACTTGTGCAATGGCTACCAATCCGCCTGTAACACTAAAGTTAGTGCTACTAAAACTAGCTAAACCATTGATTAGTGCAGTAGCTGTGGGAATAACTGTGCTGCCAGCGGCAGTAATCAAGCCTTTGGCGTTGACTGTAAAGTTGGGTACTGTTACCGCATCACCAAAACTACCCACGTTTGCATTAACTGTGGCTAGCGTAGCAGCTGCAGTTACGTTTGTGCTACCATCAAAATTACCGCTGTTGTAACTAATATCACCAGTGATTGCAATTGTGCGTGCTGTTTGCAGCGCAGTAGCAGTTGTGGCATTGCCTTGCAGTGCTGCATACACATTGGCTACAACCAAGTCTTTGTTTAGGTTCCAGCGATCGTTAACACTGGTATAAGTTAGTGTAGCACCACTGCCACCAACGGTTAAGCCGGCACCATCTGCTTGTGCGCTTGTGGTAGCGTCTTTGGCTAAGGTAATATTAGCGTCGCCAATTGCCACAGTTGTTGAGTTAACTGTGGTTGTTGTACCTTGAACAGTTAAGTTACCTACAATAATCGCATTACCATCAACGGTAACGTTTGTGGCAGTAATGTCGTTGCTTGAGAAAACACCGTTAACTGTTAAGTTATTAAATGTAACGTTGTCTGTTGTTGCAACTGGTTGACCAATTGCAAAACTTACTTTGTTGTTGGTTACTGTTGTGGCTACGCCAGTTCCACCTTCAAATACTAATGTGTCTGTTAATAGTGCAACAGTATCGCTGCCAGTTCCACCTGAGATGCTTAAGCTACTTGCTACAGCTGCTGTGGTTACCGCAGTAATTAAACCTTTTGCATTAACAGTAAATACTGGAATGGAGGTTGCTCCGCCATAGGTACCAACATCTGCGTTAACAGTGGCCAGGGTAATACCTGTTGACAAATTTTGTGTGCCGTCAACACTAGCAAAGCTGGCAGTTGCGTCGCCAGTTAAGCTAATTGATCGCGGATTCTGCCACGCAGTGGCAGTGCTTGCGTTGCCTGTTAGAGCACCTGTTACGTTAACCACAATGCTGCCGGTAGCATCACGACGAACAAGAGTTGAAGCAGTGTTCAGCGGAGTTGCGGCAGTAACTAAGTCAGTAAAATATTTACCGCCAATTACTATACGATTAACGGCGTTTCCTGCGGTTTCGGTGCCCATACCAATGTATAAGCGATCACCACCATTGGAACCATTATCCGCTAGTGCTGAGTATGCAAGTTCACCTGCACCTAATACAGCTGGGTTGCCACTAACCTCACTGCGTTTTATTCTTAAAATAGAAGCCATGTTCTTTTTCCTTTAAAATTGTCCAGACTCAACCGTTTGCTGGTCTAGGAGTGTGGTTGCAGTCCATCTCTGCGTTTGGTTATTATATACTAATAATGATCCGGGCCCTAGTTGTGCTAAATCAATGTCTTGCAACTCTGCAAAACTAGCAGCACCTCTGGGTCCCATCATACCTGTTACAATAGTTCTGGGTACGTTTGCTTGTACGACTACTGTTTGGTTTTCGTCTACTACAACAATTCGATTCATCTTGTAACCTCCGGCACTAGTGTTAGGTTACCAGCTAAAAACGGAATCACTAACCCACCTGCCTCATACAGCTCAACACTGTACACTGCTGTGGTAAAATCAAAATTTTGAGTTACTGCAGCAGGTATACGAATATTAATTGTATTTGAAACCAAGTCTAAGCTAATGTGTCCGCCCGTGCCGCTGGTGCCAGAGTATATTACTGTGGGGCTGTCTACTGTTTCACGAATCTGCATACGTGCACTATAGCTGCCTAGTGGAACAGGTTGATTGTATTCTATGACACCGCCGCCGGTATAAGCTGTGTACTGTAGGCTGTTTGTTTGATTAATGGTAACGGTGCTTGCGGTTACGCTTGTGGCTAAGTAAAAACTGTCCCCAATACTATTAAGTTCTTTTATACCGCCTGCACCTATCACACGAAACCTCCAACCTTGTGGTAGTGCATGTGGTTGCGTAGTAGTTATTACACAAGGTGCGCTTTTTGAAACTGCTTGAATGGGTACATAAACTTTTGTTTCAGATTCCCAGCGATACATTTCTTCAAAGGTGCTGCCTTGGTAAATTTTATAATTAAGTTTTGCTGGCTGCATATATTTTGCCTTTCTGTGCCACCGACAATTGTTTGAAGTTGCTTACTTCTTGAGTAAGGGCGCAAACCTCGTTTCGTAGGTGTTGATTTTCAACTGTTAGTTTCTGCAACTCTTTATTTAAAGCAATTATTTCTATATGCAACCTGCCTAGTTCTACGCTAAGCTTAGTGTTCTGCTCGTTAATGCGCTCTAGCTCTGTGTGCATAAGTGTTATAAGCGAAGTCTCTGCTTCAGTACTTCGCCAATTCTTTAAGATTTTTTGCACACCAATAAAAACCCCCATTACTGCTAATGCTACCAGGCTGACGGCTTGTAAGGTTTGCTCAAAATTAGACTCCAACATAAGTTAGTACTCCCTATTATTACTGGCTGTAATACTTACCGCCACTTAG